CTGACTGCTGAGCGAGAGGCACATAAGGCTGGTCTCGCTCTGATGCTGTCGGAATAGGCGAGATCGCCATGCGCACGCCACCGATGATGAGCGTCGAGCTGGATGGCGAAGTCGTGCGCCGCCCCGGTACGCTCGACGTGCTGCTCTACGACTGCACCGGCAAGCCGACCGTTGCGCGCATGAGGCCGCAGCTCGGTCCGGACGAGATACTGCGCGAACGCGTCGGCATGATTCCGGTCATCGAGAAGACGTCAACTGCGACCGGCGCGCGTGACATCTATCGCCACCAGATAGTGCGCGCCGTGACTGGCGCGCATCCAGCGATGCTGGCCAAGGAAGCCGATCCGGTCGCGCTCGATTCCCTGTGCCGCCGCCTGGTTGACGCATACGACGCCATGCAACTGCTGCGCGCCAGTGGGTGCGGTCGGTATTCCGATTCGCTGGCTGACATGGTGCGCATGCTCCTGGCTTCCAAAGAATGTTCCCCGAACAGGGCATCCCGGGATTGATATGGAATTCACGATGATCGACGGCCACCAAATCAGCAAGGAGCTGTGCGACGCGCTCGGTCTGCCGAAGCTCACGCGTGGCTTCACACTGCGCTGCTACACGGGCGAACCTGTGACGGTCGAGTGCGAGTACTACCCGGACGGCGGCTTCCAACTGGCCCTGGCGCAGTATCACCTGGTGCCGCGTGATGGCGCGCTTCTGGCAGATGCCCCGTTCGACTTCGGCGCCTGGATGCGAGAGCGCACCGAGCGTGCGCACCGCGAGTTCATGGGCCGCACATCGAAGCACCTGCCACGCGAGCAGACGACCGAAGACATTGCGCGCTACATGGGCGCGCCGATCGACTGAGCCATGGCCTGGAGCAAAGAGAGCCGCCACAAGCGCGGCTACGGCGCTGCATGGGATAAGAAGCGCAAGCGCATCCTCGAGCGCGACGCCGGCTTATGCCAGTGCCGGCACTGCAAGGCAGCCTGCAGGATCCTCATCGCGACCGAGGTTGATCACGTGATCAGCAAGGCGAAGGCTCGAGAGATGGGCTGGAGCGAAGAGCAGATCGACGACGAAAATAATTTAACCGCCATCAACAGCGACTGTCACAAGCGGAAGACGCAGGAAGAGCAGGGCAGGGCTTACCGCCCTCGCCGCGGCGTCGGTCCGGATGGGTGGCCGATTCAGGCGAGCTGAGCAGAAAAGGCGTAAACTAAATACAACGAAGCCGCAGCGTGCGTCAACACGATGCGGCTTCTAATTCATCAACTACTCGCGATAGCCAATGAACTGCGCAAAGTATAGCAGTGCCGTGCCCATGTGTGCATGCGGCAAAGCAATTCCCCCAAAAACCACTGCCGGCAGGCCCCGCAAGACATGCGGCCAGGACTGCTCACTCCTTGCGCCAAAGAAGGTAAAGTACAAGCGGCTAGGTGAGCGCACATATGAGTGTGCTGTCTGCCATTCGTCATTTGAGGCCGACCGAGGTAGGCAGCATTGCAGCCCTTATTGCAAGGAGCGAGCGCGGCACCTAAAGAAGAGGCCGGATGCTCCAGCTCGCGGGCCGCTAGCACATCTAACGGAGCGACCGTGCGCCAACTGCGGCAAAGCCTTTAAGCCAAGAGTTGGAAGGCATGGAACATACTGCACACGCGAATGCGCCTTCGAGCGCTTGGCGATCATACGCCGCCTAGCCGCAAGCCCGAGCTCCGGTCGGCAGTGTCTTGTGTACTTCAAGGCGTGCGCCAACTGCGGCGCCATCTGGACTGCGAGACACAAGGCAACGCCCGTCTGCTCCAATGAGTGCGGGAAGGCGATAGCAGCAGCAAAGGAGCGTGCGCGCAACATCGCCAAGTGTGGCGGCAAGGGTGCGCGGCCCTGCCAATGGTGCGGAGTTGAGTTTATACCTGTCTACGGCGACAAGCGCAGCGTCTTCTGCAGCGATAAATGCTGCTTGAAGCAGAGCAAGCAGGCTGGCAAGACGCCGAGGAAGCGTGCGCGCAAGTACGGCGTTCCGTATGAGTCGGTAAGTAGGATCAAGGTCTTCAATCGGGATGGTTGGAAGTGTCAGATATGCGGGCGCCGCACGCCGCGCAATCGCATGGGCACGTTGAGGCCGGATGCCCCTGAGCTCGACCATCGAATCCCAATCTCGAAAGGCGGCGCACATAGTTATGCGAATGTGCAATGTGCTTGCCGAGAATGCAATATCGCCAAAGGGAACCGGAGCAGCGCTGGCCAGTTGCCGCTTTTCGCGCCCTGACCCCCCCCGGCCTCCGAAGTCCACAGTCTTGGCTCCCGGGGACCGACTAGTTCCCTCCGTACACACAACCGCGAAATGAAACTTTTTTTCTGGGACAGCAATCATGGCCGGAAGGCGCCCGACACCGACCGCGCTCAAGCTGGTCACGGGCAACCCCGGCAAGCGAGCGCTTAACAAAAAAGAACCGAAGCCGAAGGCGAAGGCGCCGACTTGCCCGGCACACCTAGATGCGAAAGCGAAGGCTGTTTGGAAAAAGCTTTGCGCGCTCTTGGGGAGGATGGGCGTCTTGACTGAGGCCGACGGCCTGGCGCTCGAGCGGTTGTGTGACTGCTATTCCGACATCCTTGAGTGCCGCCAGCTGATCGAGCGCGACGGCCGCACGTACACGACCGAGGATCAGAACGGCAACATCCTCATCAAGAACAATCCCGCAGTGAATCAGCTGCGCGCTGCGGACTCCCAGTTCAAGAGCTACCTGGTCGAGTTCGGCCTGACGCCTGCTGCCCGAACAAAAGTAAACGTGGACGATCCGGATGGCGACAAGAAAGAAGACCCGCTCGCCAGCTACTTCTGATGACCCGGTCACCGAGTACGCGCAAGCTGCCGTCGATGGCGTCCGAATCGCGGGACCGCACGTGCGCAATCAGTGCGCGCGCCACTTGGCGGACATCGCCGAGGGCGGTAAGCGCGGCCTAGTCTGGGATCTGGCTGAGGCAAAAAAGGCGATCGGCTTCTACCGGGACATCCTAAAGCTGAATGGCGGCGACTTCGAAGGCCTGCCATTTGAGCTCCTGCCCTGGCAGCAGTTTGTCGTTGGCAGCATCTTCGGCTGGAAAGGCGCCGATGGCTACCGTCGCTTCCGCGTGGTGTACGTCGAGACGGCAAAAGGTAGCGGCAAGTCACCACTAGCCGCCGGCGTCGGCATGAAGGGGTTGGTAGCCGATGGCGAAGCGCGCGCCGAGATTTATTCGGCGGCGACGAAGAAGGATCAGGCAATGATCCTGTTTCGCGATGCCACTGCCATGTATGACCAGTCGCCGGAGCTAACGAAGCGTCTCGTCAAGAGCGGCACTGGCGAGAAGGCATGGAACTTGGCGTACCTACAGACTGGCTCGTTCTTCCGTCCCATTAGTAGTGATGACGGCCAGTCCGGCCCACGCCCGCACATTGCACTTGTGGACGAGTACCACGAGCACAAAACTGCCACCGTGCTGGAAATGCTGCGCGCTGGTACAAAGAGCCGGCGCCAGGCACTTATCTTCATCATCACGAATGCAGGCGCAAGCCGCAAGTCCCCGTGCTGGAACTCCCACGAATACGGCGCAAAAGTCGCGTCGGGAGAGCTGGTTGATGATGCGTTCTTCCCCTTCATCTGCTCGCTAGACGAAGGGGATGATCCGTTTGCTGACGAAACCTGCTGGCCCAAAGCAAACCCGAGTCTGCAAGACGCGAACCTCCCTGGATACAAGTACCTGCGTGAACAGGTAACCGAAGCGAAAGGCATGCCCTCGAAAGAGGCCATTGTCCGCCGACTGAACTTCTGCCAGTGGACCGACGCTGAGTCGCCTTGGATAAGTCATGAAATATGGACTAGCGCGAAGCGGGACTACGACGTAGAGCAGCTACGCGGGCGCCGCGCTATTGCGGCGATGGACCTTGCCAGCACGACTGACTTAACTGGGCTGGTCTTTCTGGTGGAGCCAAAAGAATCAGGTGAGCCTTGGAAGTTGGTTCCGTATGCATGGTTGCCAGATGCAGACCTGCAGCGCCGCGCAGACCAGGACCGGGTGCCCTACGTCCAGTGGAAGGCCGAGGGATACCTGGATACGACTCCAGGGCGCGCGATCAGTAAGCGAATCATCCTGCAGAGGTTGTCAGGTTTCTGCGACTTTTTCGAGGTCATCGCGTGCGCGTATGACCGCTGGCGAATGGCTGACCTGATTCAGATGGCGGCCGACGATGGCATTAGTTTGCCCCCGATGAGGGAATTCGGCCAGGGCTACAAAGACATGAGTCCGGCCCTCGAGCAGTTTGAAACCATGCTGCTAAACGGCGAGTTGGCGCACAACGGTCATAAGGTGCTGACTCTCTGCGCAGGTAACGCGGTAACCGACTCGGACGCTGCTGGCAATCGAAAGCTGGACAAAGAGAAGGCAACTGGCCGCATCGACTTGATCGTCGCGGCAGTTATGGCCGCAGGCCTTGTGAACTCGATGGCCGGAGAAGATGTCGGCGAGATCACGCAGGGCTTCGTCCTCCTATAAGGAACACTATGGAAATTTTCGATGCGCTGGCCGCCACCCAGCACTGGCGGCAGGAGCCCGCGCGTCGTGACGATGCGCAAGTCTCGAATCAAGCGCAATACAGCCCTGAAGTCATGGAGGCGTTTGGCGTAGTGCCGGCTGGCACGACTGTTTCAGCGACTTCCGCAATGCGCGTTTCTGCGGTCGCTGCTTGCGTTGCCAAGATCGCCGGCGGGATCGTTAGCTGTCCAATCCATGAGTATTCGCTGGATGGAGGCGAGATCCCGGCGCGCTTGCCGCGTAACGATCAGTGGTATCTCTTGAACGAGCAGCCGAGCCCGCAATACACCGCAGCCTCGATGTGGGAAGGCGTAAGCATGGCGCAACTGCTGCGCGGCGACGCCTTCGCGCTGCTTCGCTGGAAGGTGAATGGGACCCTGCGCGAGATCCTGCCGCTGCCCTGGGGTTGTGTGTCACCGATTCGCACTCCCGGGGGAGGTGTTCGTTACTACGTCAATCTACCTTCGCACGGCATTACAACCTGGTTCGATCCGTCCGACATCCTTCACTTCCCGGGCTTGGGATTTGATGATGCGGCCATGCGCTCGATGTCCGTGATCCAGTTCGGCGCTCGGAGCGCCATTGGTAACGCCCTCGCGATGGACGAGTACAGCGGTAAATTCTTCGAGAACGGCGCGCACCCATCGATCGTCCTCACGACCGAAAAGAAGATGGACCCGGGCCAGATCACCGGGATGCAGACCGCTTTCAACAATCGTTACTCTGGATTGGCGAACGCGCACCGCCTACCGATGGTCCTGACTGAAGGCGTAACTGCCAAGGAGTTGAGCTTATCGGCCGAAGATGCTCAGTTGCTGGAAGCTAGGAAGTTCCAAGTGATGGATATCGCCCGCGCTTTTGGTGTGCCCGGTTTCATGATCAACGAAAGTACCGGCTCTACGAGTTGGGGTAGCGGCCTGGAGCAGATGGGTCGCGGCTTCGTGCGCGACACCTTGAACATCTGGCTGCGCAAGATCGAGCAGGAGCTCAACCGAAAGTTGTACCCACGCAACACCGGCCGCTTCGTCGAGTTCTACCGCGACGCCCTGTACGAAACCGACCTCAAGGCGATGGGTGAATACTTCCGCTCCGCGCTCGGCGGCCCCGGTACTGGTGATGGCTGGATGTCGGGGGATGAAGTGCGCCGCCGGCTACGCATGCCGCCAACCGAGGGCGGCGACGAGATCTACCGCGCGCCGCGCGACCCCGGCAAAAAGGCCGATCAACCGCAACCAGAAGGCAAGCCAGCCGAATGAGCAAAATTCTCCAACTGTACCGCGACAACGCCAAGCGTTCGCCGCAACCGGTCAACCTGGTGCGGAACGCCTCCGAGGCCTCGCTCTACATCTATGACGTGATCGACTCGTACTGGGGCGTCAGCGCCGTCAACGTGATCGATGCTGTGACCCAGGCGGGCGATGCCGAGGTGCTGCACGTCTACATCAATAGTCCGGGTGGCGACGTGTTCGAAGGCCGCGCCATCATGGCGGCGCTGGCGCGCTTCCAGGGAAAGACCATCGCGCACATCGACAGCCTGTGCGCGAGTGCTGCGACCAGCATCGCGCTGGCCTGTAATGAGGTCGAGATGTCCAGCGGCGCGTTCTTCATGATCCACAACGCCAGTTGCATCGCCTGGGGCGACAAGGCCGCGCTGCGTGAGCAGGCGAACGTTCTCGAAAAGATCGAGGGCGCGATCGTCGCCGACTACATCGCCAAGACCGGCAAGGGCGAGGATGAGATCGTGGCCTGGATGGACGCTGAGACGTGGTTCTCGGCTGCTGAGGCTCTGGAGAATGGCTTCATCGATCGCGTCACCCAGGCGCCGGCGGACAAGGCAAAGACCAGCAACGTTTGGAACCTCGCCGCCTACGCAAAGGCACCGGCGAATCTCGCGGCTCCAATTGCCCCGGCGGCCCCGATGAACAAAGAGCCGCTTGAGTCGCCAGTACAGCCTGCTGAGCCACAAGCAAAGGTCGACGAGTCGCCGGCCGGGCCGCGCATGGCGCAGGCTAACAAGAACCGCCTGGCGCTCGCTTTAGCAGCATAGCGCTTCTCGCGCAACGCCCGAGGTCGCATCACCTCGTTTATCTGGGAGCCCAAGCGGCTCCCTTTTCTTTTTGAAGGAACCACATGGTCACCATCCAGCAACTGCGCGAGAAGATTTCCAACCTCGCAACCCAAGCAAACCATCTGCTCGCCGAGAAAGGTGATCAGGTGTGGTCGCCCGAAGATCAGGCGAAGTTCGACGGCTTCGCGAACGAAATCAACAACGCAAAGGCGCAGATCAAGAACCTCGAAACCATGCGCGAGCTGGAAGCGGAGAAGTTCTTCAACGACGCGACCCGCGTGAAGCCGCAGCCGACCGGTGGCGACGTCGAAATCAGCGCCCTGGTCGCAGTCGCCCTGTACATGCGTCACGGCTCGAACGTCAACGCTGAGCAGGCCGCAGCGATCCGCAACGCCATGTCTACCACGACCGCGGCAGAAGGCGGCTACACCGTCCCGGCAGAAGTTGCGACCATGGTGATCGACCGCCTCAAGGCGTTCGGTGGCATGCGGGACGTCGCCACAGTGCTGACCACCGAAACCGGCCACGCGATGAACTTCCCGACCAGCGACGGCACGAGTGAAATCGGCGAGATCGTGGCGGAAAACGGCAGCGCGGGCAGCGGCGACATCACCTTCAACACCCTCGGCCTGCCGGTGTTCAAGTATTCGTCGAAGCAGATCGCGTTGCCGCTGGAGTTGATCCAGGACAGCGCGATCGACGTCGTCGCGTTCGTTGTGAACCGCCTGGCGACCCGCATCGCGCGCATCCAGAACATGCACCAGACCGTCGGCACCGGCACCGGCCAGCCGCTGGGCCTGATCCCCGCCGCGACCGTCGGCAAGATCGGTGCCACCGGCCAGACGACCGCCGTCACCTACGGCGACCTGGTCGACGTGAAGCACTCGGTGAATCGCGCCTACCGCGGCAGCGCACGCTGGATGATGAACGACCTGAGTGTGGCGTCCCTGTCGAAGCTGGTCGATACCGTCGGCCGTCCGATCTGGATCCCGGCAGTCACCGAAGGCGCGCCCGATCTGCTGCTGGGCAAGCCGATCGCCATCAACGACGACGTGCCTGTGATGGCCGCGAACGCCAAGTCGATCGCGTTCGGCGATCTGTCGCAGTACACCATTCGCGATGTTTCGAACTCGACCACCATGCGCCGATTCGACGATTCGGCCTTCGCACTGAAGGGTCAAGTCGGCTTCTGCGGCTGGACGCGCTCGGGCGGCAACCTGCTCGATACCGCAGCCGTTCGCCTGTACCAGAACAGCGCGACCTGATCGTAACCGGCGGCCGGCGCGAAGTCGGCCGCCATAACCGGAGAAAAACATGGCAGATGCCAAAAAAGTGAAAGCGCGCGTGCTGGTCGACGGTGCGCACGGCCAGTGCAACGACGTGATCGAGATCGACCCGGCCCAGGCGAAGGCACTCGCCGGCGTGGTCGACGCCG